ACCTATTGGAAGGTTTGTCGGAGCACATAGAAGTTGTGGGTAGAAAGAGGGTGAAATGCCTAATGTACCGTACACATTAGTCATCATCCGTGAGGGCTTTTGTAACAAAGCTCGCACAGAATTGACCTCCTCTCCGAAGAACAAATCGGCTCCTCTCACAACAGGTTGTGAAGGCACCAAAACATGTACCTTCTGCGACATTCCCCCATTTTCGTCACCCAAAGCCCCTTGAAGGACTACTTGGGTACGAATGTCATAAAACGCTGGGTTCAATAAATCATCTATGTAATTGAACCCTGTCCGAGGCTGGTAAAAACTCGCATTCATACTACGAACGAACACACTAACAGTAGTGTCCGCCGTTGTAGTCTGCGCCATTAACGGATTCAATACATTAACTTGTAGAACCCCATTCAATGTCCCTGACGGGAGAATAAACACAGCGTCGCTCAACATTGCACAGTGAAGATACGGCACTTCTCTAGCAAAGCCTACCTTAAGGACTAAATCCTCCCCGGCCTTCACATCATAAATCAAATTCATCGATGTGTTGGTCGGATCCGCTCCTGGGTAGGAATCAAGCGGACACCAAATAATCTGCAACGTTCCTCTGTGTAGGGAACTAACAGGAATAACAAAAAGATACTCCATGTCAGCTCTCCAATACTCAAAGGGAAGAGAATAAAAGGCGGCTGGGGAAAATTGAGGATACCGAGTGGCTGTAGTGTCAAAATAACACGGAGACACTGGTATTCTCATCAGAACCGTCCCTGTAGGGTCGATCGTAGCCCAAGCATTCCGCTTGAGTAACGTCCAACGCTCAAACAGGTTCGCGTTCGCTAAAGGGTCCTCCCCAGAGAACCCAGAAAGTCGAGAATCAATACTAATCTCTGACTTTCTAAACAAGCTCGCCGAATCAGATGGATCTTCTCCATCACAATGGGCTAAGTTTGTGACTGATCTCATGGTCATAGGAATCGGGGTTTTCTCAACCGACGATCTTGTAAAACCAAAGTAGTCCAAAACAGCTCCCGCCGTGTGCGCCATCTCAGACGCCGTCATGGCATACTCCCCAATCCCGGGGATAAACGCTGCTACATTCGCCAGATTACCCAACGAGTGCATCACCGTACTAGGTCTAATGGCGGCAGCCTGCTTCGGAGCCATCTGATCCATAGCCTTATTCGGCTTCAACTTACCTTGAAAATGCGGAACTACTAAACTGTAATCCAGCAAATTCGCGTAGATCTGAATCGATCCAGTAGTCACGCCTCCTGTAACAGAGGTTGATAACGGATGGATACAACTCAGCGTTACTTCCCACATATTCACGGGGGTAACACCAATCGACGAGACAGTTGCAGCATACTCATAAGGCCACACAAAAGGCAATTGTAAAACAACATTCTCTGCCGCGCTACCGTCAATCATTCCATAATGGTCTGTTTGAAGGCAGTTGTGAAAACGCAGATTCTCCGATACCGGAGAAGCGGCAATTCCACCCTGCGGAAGAGCTGTTACCACATACCTGCCGTACGCCCCACCAGGGATCGTAACGACAAATATAACTTGGATAGTTCCGTTGATATACGAATAAAATTTAATCTTCTCCGCAATCGCAGGATTAACCAAGAACAGCTGCCATGGGTCCCACCTCTGTAAAATTCCTTGCGGATTTAAATCAGAGAGGGCATAAGTACCAATTTTCGTAGCCCTACCTAAAAACTCACTCAATGGGTTTTCAGGGAGAGTTAGAATAGGAGTTGGTCTCTCCTCATTCCTTGACAACTGCGCGGTCTCAGATAAAATCTGTCCCGCCGCATGATCAATATCAACTGTGGATACTTCCACGGGCTGCGAAATCGCGCCCTTCACTAAATGAACGTCTGACATAATTGTGTTAACTGTCTCCTTTCCTTGGTAGACTAAGGTCTCGGTTTTACTGTCACGAGAAGGACTGTCATGTTGAATTCCATCTAGGGACCTGGGGGCTCTCACCTCCATGTTGTTCCAAGTCTGGAAGTCATTAGCCTTAATTTTCTCTCTCCACTCCTCAAATGGGCGGAGGTCTAAATAAGGGTTACACAACATATTGTGCTTTTCAAAGAAAGATTGGAATATTGCACGTTTCTCAGCGTAAAACTGAGACCCATGATATACCGACTCCTTCAAAAAGTCCGTACACACGCACGAAGCGTGATCTACCATCGTCAAGGACGACTCCCGCTTGAAAGCAATCATGCGGAACATCGACTTGGTACTAAGAGGCGGGATATAAAACCCTAACTCCTCGTCCCAAACAAATTTCCTTTTGAGAAATTCCACCTCAGCGATGGTTTTTGGTTTTAAGTTTCCAACCGCTTTCGCTGCATCAGTCATCTCAAAACCAACCAACTCTAACCATAAGCGAAGATAGTCGGGCCCTGGCCCGTACTTCATCGCCTTAAGGTTATCATCACCATAGGTAACCAACGCTACATTTGTTCTAAAGTCTAAACCCTCCGAAAAGGTGGGAATAGGC